CTAGCAGATTTTAACACCATACATCTGAGCACTATAAGCTTTAGAAGTAACATTCAGCTTCTTTGGCTTTACAAATTTTGTTGTATCAACTTTTTTCATTTTATAACCCCTTTCTTTCTAATTTAAATGCAAGTAGCATTTTGAGTATTGTACCATATTATGGAAATTATTTCAAGTATATGGAATGTTTTAATTCGATGCATATGAGTTTTATTACATACAAGACTTGAACATTTAAGGGACAAAAACGGAGAATATAGTTATCCATAAATCTTTCCATAAATTTAGTAGCTTAGACTTATAATAAATCATACCAAAAAGGATGTCATCAACACCTGAAGATATTGAGAACATCCTATATTTTTTTCAGTTACTTTATCTTATCTCATTTTTCATGTAAATAATCGATTGCCCCCTGCCAAAGAACGTTTTTTGAATAGCTTCTCTCCGAATCAGATATTTTCTTACTTCCAATTTCTATCATATGCTTTATATCAAAACCATCTTTAAGCACTGAAAACTTCAAAAGCCGAGGTGAGACCGCTTTACACGTACAGTAGTAGATGCATTTCATACAAATGAAGAAAGCCCCGAAAACGCTGCGGCATTCGGGGCTGTAAAAATATTATTTTTATCTCTTTGAGAATTCCAAATCAAGTAAAATCAATTATTTAATGCCTGATTGTGTATTATAAGAGTACTATTTCTCAGCACGCATAAAGTTTGATTGACTATTAAAATGCAATTAAATATGCGGTGTCACTCCTTCTTAAATCCTAAATCTATACCTTCAATTTCCGAAAACTTTTGTGCATTAATAAAGTAAGTCCATCTGTTAGGAGATGTCTTTACAGCATACCCCCAAGGAAAAGTTCCATCCTGTAAGCCTTTTCTAACAGTGTCCTTGGAAATACCCATAAGCTTTCCCGCCTGTTCCGGGAGCAGTTTCTTAATTGTAGTGTAAGAAACCGATTCTTTATTTTCTAACTCTTCCTCAAAATAATTCGAGTTTAATCCAAGTGCTTCTGCCATTTCACGCTGTCTGTCTTCGGTTGGTACATTTTTACCAGACAAATATTGTGATATAGAACTTTTCCCAATTCCGGTAAGTTCGCAAAGTTTTGATTGACTAAGTTTTAAGTCAACCATGGCTTGATTTAATTTTTCTTTAAACATTGAACTTTTTCATCTCCCTTCTTTACAAAACACATTGAAATGTGGTATCCTTAGGTTAGAAAAGGAACGATCGCCCACAAGGTGGTTGACCAATTAAATTTGAGAAGCAAAGCCACCCAGTAACGGCCAAGTATACCAGGGTGGTTTTTGCTATGTATAGCTACTTACAAAACGTAAAAACGAATGTAAGTAATGCCAAAAGGAACATACCGAAAGTCAGCACATCCTTAAAATCATAATGATTTTTCATAGGCATCACCCCCATTCCAAAAGAATGAGGTCAACGCACCCTGCAACACGATTGTTCCATGACAATATTCTACCATAATTTTATATAGCTGACAACTTATATGATGCTTATATACCCGGCAAAATGTGATTGATAATATTTTTATATCTAAGGAGATTGACACAGTGCATCAAAGACCATTAGGTACTGCACATAGGAATTTTAAATGCAATAGGGAACGTTTTATTAGCGGAGTTGATTTCTTCAAAGTAAAACAGTCAGATGTTCAGCACAACGAAATTCATAGAACCTAAATTAATAATCAGGGTACAGTACTTATCACAGAATCTGGTTACCTGATGTTCGTGAAATCCTAGAAAGAAAGGTGAAAATCAATGAAGAAAATAATTGCAGCTTGCTTTGAACAGATAATTGAATTTGATTCTAAAACAGAATACCTTGGTTACACTATGGATTTGAAGAAAAGAGGTATAGCATATCAGGTTATAAATATAAGGCAAGATGAATCTGGAAGGGTACGGATTAGGTTAAGAAAACAATATAACAAAAATGAATTTCCTGATGGGAAAGAAGATTATGGGGTATAAACTCATATTAGCGTATTTTTAGTTACTAACCTCATATAATCCCCATATAGACATGAAAAAAGCACCTATAAACAATCATAAGTTTACAAGTGCTTTATTCCTCTTCTGGTTCATAATATTCACAATCTGCACCTTCAAATAATACATCATGTGGTTTTGTAAATAATGGGGATGGGTATTTCTCACAACAACCTTTTGTATAGTGTGGATATTTCATACCACCATTTTTATGTTTACATGTTTTACAGATTATGTTATTAGGGTCAACATGGATTACAGACCATTTTTCATCTTTTTCAATCATATGACTTCACCTAGCTTTCTATATGTAGGGCTTCTTTCAGATGAAGCCCTACACTTAAAATATTATAATTCTAAATCCATGTTATTACAATTTATTTATCCCACCCCCTCTGCTGATACATCTATATCTTTTTCTAATGCGTCTCTTAAATAATCAACAATACCGTCTAAATCTCTATCCTTATTAACATTGTTGTAATTGGTCATTTCAACTTTTACTTCTCTGGTGGTATAGCGATTAATGGCTTCTCTCTCAGCTACATCATGAAGAGATTTTAAATCTTCATCACTAATATTTACGGAATCAGCCATTTTACCAGTATTATCAGCAGTCGTAGCTATATTATCATATGCACTTGCCAATGACGGGTCATAATTATTACCACTGTCTGGTTCAGTATTGAATAAATTATTGAGGGTATCCGTTAATCCGCTCCCTCCATTGTACCCTTTATCCCAGGCATTCGTCATATCAAACCTATAGTCTATTCCTGGAGCATTACGGTCTAATGTAATGGCATTTTCATTTTTTCCCCACTGTAATACACTGTCTTGTAGAGAATTCAACCCAGAAGTCCAGTCTGTACCAAATATAGCATCAATTATTTTCGTAACTATCTTACCTAATGACATGAACCAGGATATAATCTGTCCGATTAAATTCGCAACAGCACCACCAAAACTATCAAACCCGCCATTCGCTACATTTAGCACCCATTCGATTATATCAATAAAAGGTTCAACAAACCGTGTCCAAATAAATTGTATGATTGCGTTTATTGTACCAATAACTATATTACCTATAAGAGCCATCAACCATAAAAAAGCACCTGCTATAACACCTGTTGCTGATATGGAAGTTCCGGCAAAGTGATTGATTGCTGCTACTGCCAAATAGAAAATAGCAATAAGTGCAATAATTAAAATAATAATCCAAACAATCGGGCAAGCATACATGGCTGCATTCAAACCCCACTGTGCCCCTGCTTGTGCTAGTGTGGCACTTGTAAACAACCAAGTCGCTGCTGTCGCAACTACCTTTGCAGCTGTAGTTATTCCAGTCCATACAGCTTGTGCCATTTCCGCTATTTTGGCACTATTAACGGCAATAGTATATACACCCCACGCTGCTGCTGCACCCAAAATGATAGGAGAAATCATAGACCAGTTATCAGCAATAAATCCCCCGACTTGTCCTATCACATCAAAGATATTCAATACAATATTAGCGAGTGTCGCCATTGCTTCAATTGCACCGTTTACAAATGTTTGAAAACCTTCACTATTTGCTATATCATTAATTCTTTGTAATACAGGTTGAAATTCCATAATTGCAGTATTCTTCATGGACTGCCACGCTTGCCCCCAGGTCATAGGCATTTGTTCAAACTTTGCATTAATATCATCTGATGCTGCAAAGATTGCTGCCTTTACAATATTTGCTGACAGCTCACTATTTGATGCCATTTCTCTAATCTTACCAATAGGAACATCCAGATAATCAGCAATATTCTGAATCAGATTAGGAGCTTGCTCAAAAATACTGTTTAATTCATCACCACGTAAAACACCTGAACCAAGTGCTTGTGATAACTGTAACATAGCGTTGGATGCTTCCGTTGTAGACGCTCCGGCAATGGTCATCTGCTTTTGGACCAAATTTGTAAATGCAACCACTTCTGCTGAACCACTAAATGCATCTTTGGCATTATTTCCAAATCTAGCTACTACAGAAGCCATATCCGAAAAAGAACCTCTTGCATTCTGTGCAGATGCATAAACCATATTTACTAATTCATTAGTGGATTGTAAGCCATCATTCATTAAATCTATTCGTGCAGTAGTCATTGTCAATTCATCCGAGATACCCAGAACATTTTCTACCGTTTGAACTGTAGCATAAGCAGCAACCAGACCAGTAATCTTGCTTTCCAGACCACTTGCAGCACTCGTCCCATCCCGGATAGCATTATTAAATTGTCCTTGTGCATCAGTATTATCCCTGATATAACGTTCCGTAGTGCCGACTGTGTTCGATAATCTGTTATAAGCCTGATTTGCTTCATTGACATCCATATTATCCATTGCAGAATTCAAACGGTTTTGTTCCTGTAATGCCTGACTTAACTGTGACCGTAAATGTTCCAGTTCACCATTTGCTGTATCAGTTCCCAAATTTAAAGGATTACTTTCTATCTGCTGAATACGTTGCTGAATTGCTTGCATCCGGTTTTGCATATTAGTCATATCGGTGACCATATTCTGAGGAAATATTGCCGTCCTATCTGCTTGGGTTGCAATCTGCATCTGCGTACTACTTAATTGTTCAAGCATAGTGTTTGTACTTTGAACTTCCTGTTGAAATCGTTCAATACCGGAAGTTGTGAAAGTATCCTTAATTGGAGATTCCCAAGCAATAGAAGTATTCTCATGTGTTACTGGTTCGGCAAGTTTTGCCCTTGCTTCTTCAATAGCTGCAACCGCCTGGTTCATCTGCTCTGTTACCGTATCAGCAACATCAAATGATACAGAATCATTCATTGTTGACTGAAAATCTGTTATTGCGGACATTCCCAAACTGACAGCATTTACAATTGACATCATAGGAGCTGAAAAGGAATCATATAATTCTATTGCTGTTCTTATTGAAGACATAAATATTCACCTTCTTTCTAACTTAAATATTAATACTTTTATTTAGTAATTAATAAATTAATTTCTGTTCTTGTCTGCTCCAAAAATTCTTGATAAGGCTTTAAAATCAATTGATATTGTACTGCATTATTTATGTGTTTTTTTAGCTTTGTATTTTCTTTCTGTAATTTGGGTAAAGAATCCTGTAATTTTTTCAATATCTCTGTTGCTTTATTTATTTGAACTTTTTCAATTTTCTTTGAACTTTCTACGAAATCCAAAAGCTGATTAATCTGCCCTATATAACCCCGGCATATGTCACTATACATTTTCAAATTCTGCTTTTCATTCATATACTTTTACCCTGCCTTTTCTTCACATAACATGCTAGCATGTATTTTTTCAAATGATATCAATGCTTTCTTATGAACTTCCAGAACATACTGATATGTTCGGTCTATTTCACTTGCTATTGTTTGTAAATCTTTAAACTGTACATACCGCTTAAAGAGCACTTGCATTTGCAAAGCATCTGTTAACATCTGAATTTTATTAATGACTAAATGCTGCTTATACCAGTAAACATTGATTTCTTTGTCTATCTCTGCTTCCAAATCAGCAGCCTTTGCTACTGTATCACCCATTCTGTCAACTGATGAACTGCTTTGAACTTTTACTAATCCTATTTTTGCGGTTATAGATTTAGCCATATCTATAAGCATCTGCTTTTGTTCTTCTTTCTGCTTAACTCTGGTATTAAATATTTGCAATTCCGATAAATATTCTTTAGCTGTCATTACAATACCCCTTTCTTATCTCATATAACGCTTATATAGCCATTTCACACAATCATGCAGAGGATTTTACTTCTTACGTTTTCTTTTCCTTATATGACGAATTTTATCGTTGTTTACACTCAACAGAAAAATCCCTTCATCCAGTAATAAGGCTGCAAGCTCATACTGGGTCATGTCCCTCTGTATTGTAATATCATTCTGCAAGTATTCCACCTTAAGCTGTTCATTCATAGCTTTATATCACCTTCACTTTCAAAAATGGGTCAATGACAGTAGTTTTCATACATATCTTTGCTACTTCCGGGTAATCCCTTTTTAGCAATTCTGAATTTACAGTGCATCTATTGAATGACTTTACATAATTTATTTTTATCCGAGCATTTTCAAGAATATCTATCTTATCAGCTTCCATTATTCTAATTAACTGTAATTTCAGTTCCAGTTCCTTTTCTGCAATCCGCTGTTTTTCAACTGATATATCTGTTATTTCACTAATCAGTTTATCGATATCTGACACTTTACCCACCTACCTTTAAAAATTAAAGGTGCAATACATGCTGCACCTTTTAACCTAAACCTTATTTAAAAAATCTTGGATACTCATTTGATACAAGTTCATATAACCTTCCAACATCCATCATGTTGTCACCAAGACGTAATACAGAATAGCGGGTATCTTCCCGAACCCTATTTATCTCATTTCCGGTCATGCCTGGCAATCCCCATATTCCGGCACTTACCAATTCAGGATAATCTAACAAACCTTTAATTTGGTCAAGTTGATTACTATATTTTTCTACATCATTGTTTGTACCCATATAATCATCCATCAATTCAAAGATTTTTGGTTCATAGCGTTCCGGCAACATTGGATTGCTATTCTTGTTATCCAACAAATTTCTAATCATTTTCAGGGATTTATAAGATGATTTTAACGGCTCAATTGCATCCCGTAACAGGTCAACTGTAAGTTGTATTCCACACATTTCAATGATTTTTAAAGTATTGGCTAATTCTGTTGTATGGTTTTCATTATCCTCCTGAAATACAACACCATATTCATTGCAGAATTTCTTGATAACATCCTTTAATTCTTTAGTATAACTATCATTCAGTTCTTTTAATTCTTTTCTCAATCCATCAACAAGTTCCTTTTTTCCGAAATCAGAATATCTTGGGCTTCCATTCAATTCATTAATGGCATCCTCAATATTCTTGACTTCCTGTCTATGTCCAGTAATAAGCAATTGTATTTTTTTTGCATATGTTTCATACAACTTTTCTTCCATATTTTTTACACCAATCCTTTCTAATGTCTGATAATACTTCCATAATCGTTAGAAGCAGCATCACTTTCAGGTGTACTGCCTGTGAAGTCAGAAATATATTTCCAAAGATTTCTTCTTTGCTCACCTGATAAAATTTCCCGGAAACGTGCAATTTCAAAATCAATATAATTCTTAACCTTGACTTTACCTATCAAAGACTTTTGAAGGGCATCAGCCTTGTTGGAATCAGCAGATACTTCATACCCCACTTTTCTTGCAGCATCAATACCCATTTCCGCATAAATTCCCGAGGAATGGAAGAACAGCATTACATATTCATTGGCAAAATCCATTTCCTGTTGAGTAATTCCCCATGTTGCCGGGTTATTTCTTGTTTCACTATTCATAATTTAATTCCCTACCTTTCTCTAATCTTCAAGTTCATCATCCCCAGATATTACTACTGGTAAAGTAATGTTCAAATTTAATTTGTCATTCCACATACCAAGGTGTTTACCAAGTAATTCGAGAGCCTTAAGCTTTGATGCAATTTTAACTTCCCTTTCTACCATGCTTCCGGTTTCAGATTCGGATTGCTTTACCTTAATTGATTCAATACAGGCAAGGTCATCCGGTGAAGCATCTTCTCTTATCCTGCACTTCGCATCAACAATATCTGTTATATTTACAAATGCAATACGTGCTAATTCAATTACAACCTTATCAACAGTGATGCCCGTTCGCTTTGATCTTTCTGCCATTACCCTAGATACCGCTTCCAAAACTCTAGTTTTCCCTAGTAGCTCAGAACCTATCTTGTCGGAATTGTTCACTGAATAACCTGCTCTAATAGCTGCCTGTGTTGCGTTCAGGTCAATCAGGTATTCATCAACGAACCGTTGTTGCTTATCAGTTAGCTTTGCCATCCGGCAACACCTTCCTTTCTCAAATTTTTCTCAATTATACCTCATATAGGCATCAAATCAAGTTTATATACAATATTTAGCACTTTTCTAAGAAAATAAGAAAGAATATCCCTACCCCTTCTCTTCAACAATTTTATAAACTTGAGATATAGATAAATTATATTTATTCGCCAGATTGACACAATCAATACCATGATAAAAGTCTTTTCGTATTGCATTATTCCGCTCCAACTTAGAAGAATAACCATGACCCGGTATATATAAGTTTTCACCTGCCATTACATTACATATAGTTTTAAAATAATCATCACCAACTATATCTTCTAACAGCTTCAAATTCACTTCATTTTTGTTCAATCAATTATCACCTTCCTTTATGTGTGTAACCTAATGCCCTTTTTAATAAAGCATTCTCAACCTGAATATCAACAACTTCTTTTCCCCTTTTTAGGGTGTCAGATATGTCAGGATACTTTTTAGGGACTGACAAATCTGACTAATGCTGATTTATCATATAAGCTTTATATAACCGTTTTAAACTAGTACTTGATAAAATATCTTACTGCATGGTAAACTATGGTTGTCTAGGTCATATATTTATCATGCAGCAGCCCTTGATTAGTTACCTACCAAATTATTCAAGGGCTTTTGGTAGTTCCATTTTGAAAAAATCTAAAATTTTTTCCAGTTCCCGGTTATTTCTGCTGTTTACCACGTCCGTGACTAATGCTAGAACAAAATCTATTTTTTTCCGCTCCTGCATCAAATCAATACGACTGTTAATATAAGACAACTTTGCATTAATCCTCTTTTTCCTTCCAATAAATCCAAATAATTTTTTAAACATAAATTTTACCTTTTGACCTTTCGCTTATTTTTTTGCAAATTCCCTGCATCAGTATAATCTCATCATCAGTTGCATACTGTAATACTTCCTCACTCATAATTAACCGCCCCCGGTGTAATCGTAATCATACGCTTAGGTTTCTCTAATACCTGATTCATGGAATCAATAACCGTATCAACAACTTCTTCCGCTAAAACCTCATTGGGTGCTTCTGCAACCGCTGTTGTAAAGTCTAATATTAATTTTTTCCCTCTCTTTTCATCATCAGCAAAAATCTGGTTAATTGCTCTACATACCAATTCAATCTTACTTCTAAGCTCCTTTTTCATACCCTGTCACCTTTAACCCTTTCTTCTAATTGTCTACACACTGAAAGCCTTTTTTCAGTTATTACAGTTCCTGCCGGGTCAAACTCAATGTTATAGTTAGGGTCTGAATGATGTCCCCGGCAATGTTGCACCCTGTTTCCATCATAATCACCAGTAATATTTCCATGAAGATGAATTTCTCCACAGTAGGGGCATACAACATATACATGTACATCACTTAGAGCTATCGGGTACATATGCCAACACCCACCGTCAAAATATGAACGACCATCCTTTACTAACTTGGTATTTCTTTCTCCTTTGTAGACTTCTAAATCTTCAAGGTTTATTAACAGTTTCCCATATCGTTTAAACTCCCATGAGTTTAACTCTTTCTTAAATTCACTATATCTCATTTTTTCACCTGTCCTTTCAAAAGGTAGAAGTATGTAGTAGAAGAACTATAGAATTACTATTACTTTTATATTAAAAAAAAATATAAGAAAAAGAGTTATTTTTTATTACTATAAAGAAGTTTAAAATCTCTTCTACCAACTTCTACCGCCTTATAAATTAAGCGTTTTTTCTTCTACTTTTATTTCTACCTATTTCTACTTTTCTTCTACTTCTACATAAATCTGTTGATTGATACCGCTTATCTTTTTCTGTTTTGTGATTGTACCTAATATTCGATTGATATTCTTTGAAAAAGCTATCTTTGCCATAGGGCTGTTAAAACCTGAATCAGCACAAAATACTTGATAACGCTTATAGACTTCTGTAGTCGGTTCATTGACAATGCTTTCCTTTCCGGCATCTTCAATAAATGCTAACACTGGATTGTTTTCCACCTCAAAACTTGCTTTCTGCTGCTCTGCTTTTGTCGGAACAGTGAAAACCTTATTTTCCAAAACGTCCGCAAGCCCATCTAATGCCAACTGTATGAAATATTCCATGTGTTCAGCCTGTCCCAGTTTATATTTTATAAAAGGGTCATAGTCCGGGGTTTCTTTTGTAAATTTCCCATTCAGAGGAATCAAAAGCAATCTTCTAAGCACTGCCCCGGTAGGGTCTTTCATATGCGGTATGTCATTTGCAGCATAAATATGCATTGCATTTGATACAAAGTTAAACGGCTTTTGCCCCTTTTCTTCTGCCTGTACTTCCTCACCAGTAATTAGTTTTTTTAGTATTGAAGTATCACCGATATAACCGTTTGATATATCATCACCGATATTCGCTAACATACCATATAACATACTGGTAATGAATCGCTTTCCTAAATCACCCGCATCAACCGCCGAATAATTACCCTTCCCAAGCATACTTTCCACCATATGAATAAAAGTACTTTTTCCGTTGTACTTATCCCCTACCAATATAGCAGCCATACCGCCACCAATGGCAGCTGAGCGATACAGGCAAGCCCCCGCCACTTCTTCCAATGCATACCGAATATCAGCATCACCACAAGATAACTTATCAAGTACACTGTCTACCAAGTCCGATTTTGCATCAGGATTATAATTCCAAGGTATCTTATTAGTTATTATGTGCTGTGGGCTGAATGGTTCTAACTGGTTAGTATTCAAATTGTAGATACCATTCTTAAAAGGTATCAAATGTAATTCTGCGGTTGGTTTTTCTTCTGCTCTGATTCTCAAATAGTCTAAGACTTCATTCCTTTTTGTCTTGGTCAAAGATGGAATTTCATCAAGCATCAACTTTTCTATTGGCTCATACCCAGGAATATATACACCGTCTTTATATGAGTGCATATAACCATTGATTTTCTTTATATGGTACTTTTCCATGAGATAATCACCAAACTTATTAAATAGAAATACTGTGCCTTTGGAAAAAAGCGAATCATTACAAACCGTTAATGTATCCCACGCTTCCTGGCGAACAGCATTTTCAAATTCATCCTCTAAAGGTACAGAAAACACATATTGTTCAATGAGTTCAGCAACTTCTTTAAACTGCTCATAGGAAAATCCGGCACCCTTGACAGGGTTCATGTATGTAAAAAGTCCGTCTTGCCTTCCGTCACCTTCCCCCATGTTTATGAAATTAAATTTTTCCCCTGAATTTAAAGGAAGGTCATAAAATGGTATTTCATCAAGAGTGTTATCCTCTTTAATACTGCAATAGAGGACTTCCCGCAATTCACCTGATTCTGTTGACAGACTTCCGGCACATCTTGCCCTTTTCACTTCCCCAGTATTTACTATCTTCCTAATTCCGGCTTTATAATCTACCGGGGAAAGGGTCAACACTGTCTTATTTCCTGAATTACTTTTAATCGGTATCTGCTGACGGTTGAACCAATAGAAGTGACCGCCTTTGTTTGGTGATTTAATGACAATACAGTTCTGCTTTTTCTCTTTAGCAATTTTAAGCCTACATTCAAATGCTTCTTCATTGTCATAATCAGTCATTACTATATGCTGCTGAATTACTCCACAAATATATCTATACTGTTTTGCCTGGTTAAATGGTTTTGGTTCACCGCTATTACATGGTGCTTTAAAATTGCCATTATTACCACCCTTCCAGTATTCATCATTGAAGATAATCTTTCCGATTTCTTCTATGGTCTGCATAGTATTATCACCGCCTTTCCTTTAAGATTTTTTATTTTTAACACATTCCTTTTGATTTGGTTGTCTTGGGTTACATCTAAAATATATAAGTGGTGCGAACGCTTATATATTCTTTCTTACAGGTCAATCAACAAAGGTATTACGGTTCATATCAAATATTCCAAAATATTTACCGTTTACTTCCACCTTATATCTTGATATTCCTGCTTGACTTACTTTTACTTTACCTTTTATGCCAAGGTTCTGTAATGCTAAACATATCTGTTCTTTAACTGTTTTCATATGTTCCCTTCTTAGGGTGCTGCAACACCCTGTACCTAATAGCAGCCCTTTTATAAAAATTGTGTGTTGGGTATGCTTATTTAAAGTTGGGTATACATTCCACCGGATATTTTGAAATCAGGAACTTCCAAACCCTATCAGATTTCACATTAAAATCTGAAAACCTGTTGAACGACATTGAACATTTTTAAAGCGTTTTCTATTCTTACCGCTGACCACCTTCACATTAAAGAATGGACAAAACTTGTTGACCAACTCCAACACACAAATCTTATGAAAAGGCTGCTACTGGTACAAATTAGCTTACTTCTACATCAATACCAGTCGATTCAGTAAACTTTGATGGAGATATGAAATAATTCCACTTGGTACTTGTTTTTACTGCATAACCGAAGGGCAGTATTCCCCTTTGTAAACCAACCCTGATAAATTGTTCTGATTTATTCATCATGCGGGCGGTTTGTGAAACAGTTAATTTGTTCATACTCACTTACCCCCTTCCATGTCAATCAGATTTTCAACAGGTACGTTTAGAGCCTTTGCAATTTTACCTACCGTGGCGGGTCTAACGCTTCTACCAGTAATTACATTATTAATTGTAGGTCTAGGCATTGCAGTTTTAATTTGTATATCCGCTGTATTCATGCAAACATTTGCCATTGCAATTTCTAACTTTCTTCTGTCTACCTTCATTTTTTCTCCTTTCCATATTATGATTTATCGATTCGTTTGAATCTGATACTATCGTAATATATTCGTACGAATCTGTCAATAGCATTTTTCAATTCATTTGAATCTATGCAAAGCAATTTATTTGTGCTATACTGATTTAGAAAGAAGGTGAATTTATGACAGTTGGGGAACGAATTAAGAAAAATCGTACTATTAAAGGGTGGACACAAAAAAAACTCGCTGCGAAGGCAGAACTTGCAGAAATAACAATTCGACAATATGAAACTAATAAACGAATTCCAAAAACGGAGCAACTTCAAAAAATTTCCACCGCCTTAGACATAGATATTTCTGATTTATTAGGCATATCTCATTTGCAATCCTTAAGTGAAAGAGTTGCATTTTTCAATTACCTTTTAGGATTGGGTTATGAAGTGAGCGAAAGCCCTTACAATGATAAATGGGCAATACACATAAAAGAATCTAGGCAAGATATTTTTATTTCAGATGACGAAATGAACACTCTTGAAAGTATCATAAAAGAAAATGTTGATTTAAGAATTACTAAATACATAAGTGACGGAAAGCATAGTCAATAACGCTAAAAAACCGTCCCGGTTGCAGCCGGAACGGATTTTTATAGATGTAACTCATAAACCCAATAAGGCATATGCGATACACTCCAAAACACCTATAGTATAGCATATTCCTTTATAAAATGCACCTATTTTTAAGAAAGGAATATGTTATGAAATTACCTAACGGATACGGTTCTGTACATAAGTTGACCGGGAAAAGAAGAAACCCTTGGCGAGCAAGAAAAACTGATGGATGGGAATTCGATGAACATGGTGAGAAAATAAAGCAAAAATATATTACAGTCGGATATTACCCCAAACGTGAAGATGCACTACAGGCTTTAGCTGATTATAACAAAGACCCCTATGACCTTCATACTGCAACTATTACCTTTGCAGAAGTCTATGATAAATGGTCAGAAAAGAAATTTGAAGAAATATCAAAATCCAATGTGAACGGTTACAAAGCATCTTACATTCTTTGCGAATTCATAAAGGATATGAAATTTGTAGATATTAAGCTTGACCACTTACAAAAAGTTGTAGATAAGTCAGGGAAAAACTTTCCAACTCTACGAAAATTAAAAGTTTTATTTGGGCAGCTATATGATTACGCTATCATGCATGAAATCATATCCAAAGAACGTGACCTTGTTCAATATGTTGATATCAGTAAAGCAGGGAATCCAAATTCTTTTGACAGGAAACCTTTTACAAAAAATGAAGTTCAAACAGTTTGGAAATGGAAAGATTCAAATGTATACATTCAGGTCATCTTGATGCTGATATATTCCGGGGTTAGAATCGGTGAACTACTTGATTTAAAAAAAGAAAACGTAAACCTTGAAGAAAAATGGTTTGATGTAATAGCATCCAAGACCGAATCAGGAATACGTAAAGTCCCCATAGCAGATAAAGTATTCCCATATTTTGAATACTGGATGAAGAAGAATGATTGTGAATATTTACTTTCAACACTTGATGGTCAGCATTTTGAATACAGAAATTATTATGATAGCTACTGGACACCATTCATTGAACAAATGAATCTGAACCATACACCACACTGTACAAGACATACCTGCATTTCACTTTTAACCGTTGCCGGAGTAGATGAAAGAATTATAAAAAAAATTGTTGGTCATAAAGGTCAGGGTGTCACACAACAAGTCTACACTCACATAGAAATTGAAGAACTATTGATTTCCATTAATAAAATATAA